GCAAGTTCTTGTGGATTTGGAATTACGGAAGATGTTCACGGGGAACCAGTTGTGAAAAAAGGAAAACCATATATCATAATCGAATAGGGGGAAATAGAAAAAGTGAACATTATGGGTGGATGGATTATCCTTGTGGTTGTAAATTGCATACAAATGTTCTTAAATTAAAAAAAGAATGGGTGGTGGAATGAAAGATGAATTATGTTTTAATTATTTTAATCATTTCTTTTTTGATTTAATTAAAAATGATAAATCTATATATATGGAAAATAAAAATGCTTATTGTTGGATAGCGGGTGGGGCATTAAGGTCTTATTTCTCAAAAGGATATGTCGATTCTGATATTGATGTGTTTTTTGTTTATAAATTACAATTTGAAATTGTTAGGGATATATTAATTAAAAATAATGATGTCAAAACAGGATATTCAGATGAAAATATTTCCAATTTTTATTACAAAGGCAAAAAAATTCAGTTAATTTCACGATTTTACTATAATAATATGCAAGATTGTATTAATTCTTTTGATTTTACAGTTACGTGTTGCGCTATTGATATTGATGGTAAAATTATTCATCATCCTCGATTTTTTCAAGATTTGGCAATGCGAAAACTTGTGATAAACAAATTACCCTTTCCAATTGCTACACTTGAAAGACTTCAAAAATATATTAAAAAGGGATATTCAATTTGCAATGGGGGATTACTTGAAATTGTAAATGCCATTAGGAATTTAAATGATAAGGATATGAAATCAAATCATTTAGAATTTTATCCAGACGGAACACCACGATTTAAAAGAATTGATTAATGGGGAAATAAATGAAAATATTCAATTTTAGTATTGTAATTGGAGTTTATGGAAAGTGGTATAATTATATAATTCCCAAAAGACTTACTTTGACAAGCAACCCGCCAATTTATAAATGGCTATGGTGGAATTTCGGACCAATAATTAAAATTGGAGATGAATAAATCAATGAATCTTATTAAAATAATTGAAAATATGATAAAATTACTTGAAAATGTCCAAGTAGAATATGATTATTGTGGATCGCACATTGTTTGCGAAGATGTTGATGGTAAGAATTGGTTTGATTTGAGGGATGAAATTATGATTGAATATGTCAATAATGGTGATATTGATGATGAAGATGGGGGGGATTGGGAATGAAATTTTTGCGGGGAAAAGTAGAATTTGTAGTAGATAAGGCTGTGGATGATTTTTTTGATAGTCGAAAATATCTTTTAAAAGATATGATTAAGAATGATATTGTTCATGGCATTTATGGGGGAATTGAAAAACATTTTATCGAAAAATATAATGAAATGAGGATGAAAGTTATTGAAGAATTTAAAAGGGCTTATGCACCGTCTTTGATAGAAATTACAGATATCTTTCAAGAATTTTACAAGGAAATGATGGATGGTATTAATTTGGAAAAATCCAATGTTAAAAATTTTATTGTAATTGATGAACAGGAATGGGGTGAATAGAATGAAAAAGAGTAGTTTGAGTGTGTGTTTGGGAATTATTGTGTTTTTGGCAATTTTGTTTACTTTTGCCACGGGGAAATATTTTCAGGAAGTAATGAAAAACAAGACAATATTAAAAAAATTGGAATATTGTGAGGCGGAAAAAGATGGTTTTGAATTGGAATATTGTGAGGCGGAAAAAGATGGTTTTGTAAGAGTAAATAAATTGTTATTAAAACAGTTGAATGATTGTAGGAAAAGAAATTACGAGTTGTCACATAAAAGTAAAGTGGATGTAAATAAAGATAAATATGTAGAATGGATTTTAAATAATTCCTCTAAGTGTCCAAGGTCATTAGCAAAATTGATTGTAAATGAATGTTCAAAATACAAAAATTTTAAGATATTGTTGGCTATAATTCAACGTGAAAGTTCATTTAATCCATTTGAGTGTTCAAAGGCAAATGCACGTGGATTGGGGCAAATTAGGCCGTTTTATTATGATAGAAAAGGAAATCCAGTGGATGTTTGGGGGCAAGAATTAAAAGAGTCTAATATAATTGAGGATTATAAAGATTTGTATGATCCAGTTTTGAATATTAAAGCAACTAATTATATTTTGACTAAATATCTCGATGAAACTGGAAGTCTTAAAAAAGCATTGTATAAATATGTTGGTGGGAAAAAAGATAATTATGTGTATGATATTCTAAAAAATATTGGAGAATTGGCAATTTTATGAAAGCTAAAAGTGGGTATAAAAAATTAAAAACAAAACATTTCACAAAACGATGGTTGAAACGATATTTTGCGAAAAATACTTCAAGGAAATTATATAATATGGGGGTTAAAAATGAGGAAAAAATACAAAATAGAAAAGATAAATGATATTTTTCAAATTCCAACGGAAAAATTGCCGCAATTCTTGAAGGAATTTAGTAAATTTATTTTAGACATGGCAAAATTGCGGGATGAAATAGTATTTAATACAGAAAAAGATATGGATTATGATGTGTTTACCAATTTGGTTTGGATAGATGATGGAAAAGAAGATTTGAATATAAAGGTTAGAATTTTTAATGATAATGATGAACAAATAGGGGAGGTTACATTATGATTATTACTTTTTCGGGGCCACATGGAGTGGGAAAAACAACTTTAATTGAAAAATGTTCTGAAAGGATTCAAAAAGAGTTTAATGGATTTTTAAATGAAAAACCATTAGAAATTGTTAAAATTAATGAATTGGCACGGGAAATGATTGAAACTCATGGGTTTTATTGGGGGGAAAATTATGATGATAATCCTTCAAATTATGTTTTTTTTGAAAAAATGTTATTGAATTATTATTTGTGGATCATAGATATTTATAGTTGGGGGTTTGAACGAAATGAGAATAAACTTGTTTTGATGGATAGATGTCCAGTTGATGTTTTGGCTTATATGAGATTGGGGGGGATTGAGGATAGATTTTTTGAGGGGGAATATGAATATTTTTTTGATGAGATTAAGAATTTGATGTTTGATGTGGATATGAAGGTGTTTTATTCCTTTGAACTTACTACTGATTCATATAAACACTGGGAATCTCCTGAATCAATAGTAAGTAATTATATTTATGAAATATTTTCTGATATGGGAATAAATACCATTCAAATAACACGTTCTAAAATTGACACTTTTTTGGATTATTTAATAGAATTTTTGAAATTAAATTGGTAAAAAGGTTGACTTTTTGATTTTGGTGATATATAATAGTCCAAAAATAAGGGGGTAAGACTAAAAATGAAGTTTACTGTGGAAAATATAAAAGAAAGTATTAAAAAATTCGGTCAATTTTTAGACCAAGATGCCAGTAGAAATTTGGCACTTGGTTATATAAGCGGTCTTCATGATGCTGGTGTAATAGATAGGGTCAAGTTTGATATTCTTTTTGATTGGGTATGGAAGGAAGAGTTTCCAATTGATTTTGATAAAATTATGGGATTTGTAAGTAGGGGATAGTAAAATGATTATTTCGATGGATATTAAGTCGATAAGAATTACATATATTTCGGCTAATCATGAATACACTGAAATTTTTGAAATTATGGATGAGGGAGAAATTGAGTATTTTGTGGATTATCTTGGAGAGGGATGTTTTGAGGAAAAAGATGAAAAATTCAAAGGATTATTTGAGGGAATAATGCAGTCAGATTATTGCCCATCAATTTTTATGGAAGAGCCTATTTTGAGAATTTGTGTTAAAATTTCTTCTTAAAAAGGGGGTAAAGAATGAGTAAATATCATAAGATTCAGTCGATTTATAAAAGATATGACAAAGGGGAAAATAAAGGAAAATTTAGGGTGGGGGAATATTCCCGTCCAGAATTTGAAAATTTATTTTATGCAAAATGGTATATTGAAGAAAAATTAGATGGAATGAATACTCGAATTATTTTGAAAAAATTCAAAGAAGAATCTGAAATTCCAGAAAAATGGTTACGTTTAGATTCTATTAATGATATTAAAGATGGTATTAAATTTGGTTTATTTATGAGTGGTAAGACGGATAAGGCTGAAATTCCTGATGGAATATTTGATTATTGTAACTATAAATTTGATATTGGAAATGTGATTAAGGTTTTTCCGTTTTTTCTTGAAAAAGATGAAGTTGATGTTATTACTCTTTATGGAGAGGGGATAGGAGAAAAAATTCAAAAAGGTGGTAAGTATGTAAATGATAGTTTTGAGGGGTTTAAAAATAAGTTTGTGTTATTTGATGTTAAAATTCAGAACACTTATTTGTCTAAACGGGAAGATGTTTCAAATTTGGCGAATGAATTAAATGTTGATATGGTTCCTTTTATTGCCCGTCAGGACTTGTTGACAGTAATTGATTTATGTAAAAATGGGTTCAGTTCGGTTTATGGTGATTTTGAGGCCGAGGGGGTTGTAGCACGATTTAATCCCGATTTGTATAATGTTAAGGGGGAAAGAATTTTAACAAAGTGCAAAGTCAAGGATTTTAGATAAAGGGGGTGGAAAAAATGAAAAAAAATTAAAAAAGGGGTTTAATTTTGTAAAATTTGTGATATAATGAATTTAACAGAATAAAAAGAGGTTTTAACTTTTAACACGGGAGGTAAGAAAATGAAAGAATTGGTTCAGTTTGTAAGGGATAAGAAAAGAAGGCCGATTGGTTGTTTGGTAGCAAAGGACGGTTGGATTGGATGGTCTCTATGCCACAGAAAATTAGATAAGTGGAATAGGGAAATTGCCGTCAAAATTGCACGTGGTCGGGCCGAAAAGGGAAGTGATTCTCTTGTTCCATTTTCCATTATGAATCAGTTTGAAAGTTTTGAAAATCGTTGCAAACGCTATTACAAGGAAAATTTCAAGGGATATCATTATATTCCAAAACAGAAACCGGAAAAGGCAGAGGCGGAGGGATAAAATTGAATAGGGCGGAAATTAAAATGTTCTTTGGGGAAGTGGGGCGTTTTTTTCTCACAATTATTCTAATTGTAATGATGTTTGTGATTTTTTAGGGTGAAATTGATGAGACAATATAAAAAAATAAAAATTGCAAATATTGTGATTGATAGATATCCGTTAAATCCGTCCATTTTGGGCCTTTTGGAACATTTAAAGAGTGGGGGGAGTGTTCCCCCCATTCACATCCAAAAAATAGGCAATGGACAATATAAAATTCTTGATGGCCGTCATAGAGTAACGGCTTTCAAGTTGTTGGGTAAAAAGGATATTTTATCAAGATTTGCCGCATAAGGGGGGTAAAATATGTCTGTATGGACACACGTTTTGGGGGTAATACGATTTGATTCTTTTGCAAAAAATACTTATCCAGAACCGCACAATAAGGAAGAGTTTTTGGATTATGAATTGATGAATTTGAATGATATTTTCAAAAGAAACGTTCCCTTTGGAAGTGAGGGTCCGATTGAAATTAATTTTGTTCAAACAAATAGAGGACCCGTAATGTTATTGACGGCTGATTTAAGAGATTTTGATAAAGAAAATGTGAAAGAAATATTGAATTGGTTGAATGATGGAATAAAAGAATTATTTGAACGCCAGAAAAGAGCGGATAGTTTTTATTTTAAGATGTTCATGGTAAGAGATTGTAATATTAGATGTGATGTTGAATTTGAAAAGGAATATTTTTATATTGTGTTTAATTGGGAGAGATTGGAGTTTGAATTTTTGAAGGTTCCAAAACGTGAGGATATTTGTTAAATGAGAGATGTTGGTTATATTTTTGGAATTATATATATTGATTTTAAAAGGGAATGGTGTGATAATAATGATCCATTCGGGGAAAAATTGATTCGTAATAATTTTAATATATTACGCAATTCTTTTGGAGAAATAAAAGTGTCGGGGGTAGAAGGATATGAAATAGTTCCACAATTTGCGTTTTGTGACACTTTTGCAACTATTATGTTTAATGGGTTATTGCCAAGTTTCAAAAATGGTGATGTTGTTGACATTATAGGAAGTTTGAATGAGGGCTTGGAGAAAATTAGACATGCCGAAATGAGTGTTAGAGACTGTATTATTCGAGTGGAAGTGAATGAGTATAATATCTATATAAATTACAATTATAGGTTTGAAAAATTTGCGCTGGAAGGTGAACTTCGTAGATTGGATCAAATTAATAATTATTATAGGGGGCGTAAGTCGTGAAAACTTCACGTGGTTGTGTTTTAAAATTAGATGATAAAGAAGTCGAAGTTTTGTTTAAGTTGTTGGGAACTTTGGATAAAAATGAATTGAAGGAAAAGGGACTAACATTGAATGATATTAAGAAATTAAAATATATTAGGGCGGAAGTGGAAGAGTATTTTTATAATTTTTTGTAGAGGGTAAATAAAATGAAAACAACAAAGTATTATAAATTGGAATTGACTGAGAATGAATTTCTTTTACTTGAAGCTGTTTTGAATTATGTGGGATATGTTTTAAGTGCGGCGGAAAGATTTTGTGATGAAGATATAGAAAAATGTCGTCAAATGTATTGTATTTTAGAAGAAGCCAAAAAACCAGGAATTATTTAAAGATGGGTAATACAGATTTATATATTGCCATAAATGAAGTTATAGAATGTCTTCTGTTAGAAAATATGCACAAGCCGTCTTTAACTTTTAGGCGAATTAAAAAATTGGCCGATGTTTTTGAAAGATATAAAGTGGTGAATATTGATATAATGGATAAATTTATTGCTTTTGAGATTTTATTATCAAAATATTTGGGGATGTGTGATTCTTTAAAATTTGCGTATGAGTTGAAAGTAGATTATCAATTTGAGCCACATGGAAAAGCAAGTGAAACTTATGAAAAAGTTTATACACTTACCATTAAAAATATAGGTTCTTATTGGAAAGGAATAAATGGTTGGAATAAAAGAGATGAAAAGTTCACTGATATGGTTTTTAATGGGAGAACACTTGAAAGTGTGTTGGATCGAGCAATTGATTTTTTAATAGATATGAACAAAGATATTGAATACAGAAGGGGGTATTAATAATTGAAAAATATTGATGATTCCACAAAAAAACGTGAAGAAGTTATAAAATTTTTATCAAATGAATTGGATAAAAAAGTTGTAGATACATTTTTTAAGTTTTATATGTGTTACAATGAAAATTTTATCAATAAAGAGAATCGTTTTGCTGAATATTTTGGTTTGATGTTTAATAATGTGAGGTATTGGAAAAAAGATGATATTCCTTTTGATATCAAAATGAAAATGATAAATGATGTTATTAGGGAATTTGACTGGGAAAATGTCAAAAAAATAATGGAAAATTTAGATTGGAAATGGTATAATTATAAAACCAATAAAAGAACCATTCCTACTTATGGGGAATTGTTTGAAACTGCCTTTGATTTATTAGTAAAGGTTATGTTTGAGCATGTTGATTTTGCCGCTTATGGGGGTTTTGAAGTAAGTTTTGAAGATGGCGGGTTATTAACTCTTAAATTTGTTTTGGCCGAATCAGTAGCCGATTTTGAAGAATATGACGAGGAAGAAAATAATGATGACTAAAAAACAATTTCTTGTTTTTTTGAACTATTTTAAACAGTGCAAAAAAATGGAAGAGGATGTTATTGATAATTTAGAAAAAGTCTTTCCATATACATTTAGAGCGAATTTGGAAATTAAACCAATGGTTTTTCTTAAATCTTGTTATTTGGATTTATTGAAAACTGTTATGAATGATAAGTTTGGATATATTGAATATTTTATTTATGAATTGGATTTTGGGCAAAAATGGAAAAATGGAATGTGTATAGATGAAAAAGGGAATGATATTAAATTGCAAACGGGGGAAGATTTATACAATTTATTAATGGAAACTTAGTGTGAAATGTGTTTCAATTTATCCCCTTTTTAAGGGGATTTTTTTTATATTATTGTAAAAATACAGGGGAATTGTAATATGGCAGTTGGAAATTGGAATTTAGAAGGTCTTTTGACAAAAACAATTGAAATTACAGAAAATAGTAGTGTGGTTGATGCAAATTTATTTAATTATAATTTGTCTTCTTCAATCAATTTTGATGTATCAACTGAGAAAATTATCAATTGTAACGTTTCAGATAGCAATGTAGCTTTGAATATTGATGATATAAGTGTAATTAAGTTTGTTTTTTTAAAAATTCTTTCGGCGGAAAATATGGGGGATGGAATTGAAGTATCTTTTGATGGTGGGTCTTCATTTTTTCCAGTTAATGATTATTTTATTTTGAGCAATACAAATATCAATTCTATTCATTATTCTAATAATGGAACAGGAAATGTTCAGTTTTTAATAAGCGTTGCGGGGACTGAATGAGAGTTGTAACAACAGGAACCAAAGAAGGAAATAAAAACATTTTTGGTCATTTAATGTGGCAATTGATTGGTCAACAAACCGAAAGGTTGTTATTGGAGTTTCCACAGATTCCTTTATTGGAAGTTAATCAAATTTTTAAAAGTATTTTGAAGGCCACGTATGATAAATACAGAATATCAAAACACAATGAAATATATCAAGATTATGTCAATGAATTAAGAGAGGTTATATTAAAACAAAAATATGCGTGGACACCTTTAAGTAAAAATTATTTAAAGTGGAAACAAAAACATGGATATGATACAAGGATTTATATACAAAAAGGTGAATTTCTTAAATCAATTGGGATATTTAGAGATGGAAATACATTATATATTGGGGTAGATGAGAATAAAGTTCATCATTCTGGACTTACTTATGGTCAATTGTGGCGAATACTTGAATTTGGCACAAACAAAATTCCCCCAAGGCCATTATTTAGGCCAACCGCACTTAACGTGATGGAAAAATACAGGGGAAACATGAATTTTAAATTTAGATTATCAAAATTAAAACTAATACTTGATTTTGTGGAGATATAAGATGGAAAATGAAGGAAAAGTTGTAAGATTGGTTGATTTTATTGAGGTGAGCCGGAATATGGACGGGCAACAGTCATTTTTAATGACTGATAATATGAATAAATCAATTAAAAAATTCAATTATGCTGAGGAAAACGCCAAAACTAAAGATACAGAAGTTTTGTTTGAACCGGCATATCAATTAATGGAAAATTTGAAATATAAAAGTAGGCCAACACGTTTATCTTATGATTTAATGTATTCAATTTCTCAGAAAGTTTCAGTTGTAAGTGCAATTATTATTACACGATTGAATCAAGTTAGACAATTCACAAGGCCGAAGTATAAAAGCGTCTCAGGATTGGGTTTTTCTATAAAACCGAGAGATTGGAAAGATAGAACAAAACCATTGTTAAGAAGTGAAAAAAAAGCAATACAAATGTTAGAAGATTTTGTTTGGTATTGTGGGGTTAATGAAGATAGGCGTCGGGATAAATTTGAACAATTTGCAATGAAAATCATAAAAGATAGACTTAGATACGATCAGATTGGTATTTATAAAATTAGAGATAGAAAAGACAGAATCCATTCATTTAAGGCTATTGATGGGGCAACTTTAAGATTTGCGGCGGAAGATTCTGGTTATGATTTTGTTCAAGTAATAGATACGCAAGTGAAGGGGATGTTCAATGCAAAAGATGTTGAAATGATTGTAACAAATCCAGACACTTACATAAGAAGTTATGGATATGGAACACCTGAATTAGAAATTTTGATTCATGTTATCACGTCATTTTTATTTGTAGAAGAGTATAATAAACGATATTTTTCACCCGCAAGTCCACCAAAAGGAATTATTCATTTTAAAGGTGATAATATTTCTCAAAAATCATTAGAAGCATTTAGACGGTCATGGCACGCTATGGTGTCGGATATTACAAATGCTTGGAGAACACCAATTACTGCGGGTGGTGGGGATATTCAATTTATTTCTCTTGACAGAAATTCAGATTTACAATTTGCACAATTTTTGGAATATTTAATCAAGATTGTTTGCGCTATTTATCAAATTGATCCACTTGAAATAAATTTAATGATGAGAACAGGACTTGGAGCGCAACAACAACAATCACTATTTCAAGCACGTGATTATAAAGACAAACTTAATATGTCAAAGGATAGAGGGTTGATTCCCTTATTAGAATTGATTGCTGATATTGTGAATGAAATTCTTGCGGAAATTACTGAGGATTTTGTATTCGTTCTTGAAGATTTGACAACAGAAGCCGAAGAAAAACGTATTGATAAATATGATAAAAAATCAAAGATTTACATGACAATCAATGAAATAAGACGGGAAAATGGGATGGAAGATATTGAAAATGGTGATATTATCTTGAATCCAACTTATACTCAGTATTTATCACAACAGGCAATGATGGGCGGCGAAGAAGAAGGGGAAGAGGGTGGTGAAATGGAAGGTGAGGAGCCAGAGGGCGAGGAAAATGAGGAAGAGTTGCCAGGTGGTAATGAGGATGAATTGAGTAATTATTTAAAAACACTTGAAGTTGGGACAAATGAAGAAGGGGAAGAGGGGGAAACAAATGAATAAAATTAAAGGATCAGAATTTTACGATTTTTTTTCGGGGAATGGATTATATGAAGTTAAAATGGAAAAAGCGGAAAATAATGTTCCAAAAAGACCCAAAGGTGTTCCTCCAAATGCTGAATATGGGGGGGATAAAACTTATAAAGGAAAGCCAGTTAATTATTTATGGCGATGGAAAAATAAAAGTGGGAATTGGGAGTATGTATATAAAGAAGGACAGGAAAGAGGAGCAATTCCTAAAGAAAAACCAAAACCACAACCAAAACAATATCAAAAACCAAGTAATGTTATATATTTGAGTGGAAAAGATTATTTGAATGATTTATCAAAAAGCAATATTTATGTGGAAAATCCAGAAAAATTAGATAGTTTATACAATTCTGCTACCATAGAGCAAATGGGTCCTGATATTTTAAATACCATATCAAATACAACCATGAGCAATGAAAGCAAAATAGTTGCTATGGATGTTAAGAAAAAATATGGAAATATTGGGGAATTTAAGAAAAATACCCATAAATACAATAAACTCAATTCGGATATCATAAAATATGGAACAACATTTTTTTTAAATAAATTGGGTAGAACATATTTAGAAAATGGTGGTGGATATGACAATATTTTTGTGAATCCGGCCAAAATTTTTAGGGGTCATATTGAATATTTAAGAATGGTTTTGGAGCAAAAAGGTTACGATCAAGATAAAATTGAGAAAGAGGTAAAACACATTACGAATCTTGTTAATAAATCCATTTTGAAAATTGTGGATGACATAAATTTGATGAACGAAAATCTAAAAAATAATGATACAGATAACAAAAAAGAAAGGGTTTTTTTGGTGAATTGCAACCCACTTTCGGATGATAAAAATAATGTTGTAGTCAATTGTAAAAGGGTTAAATTTATAAAAGGTCAAAAAGTAGATGAAATTCCAGAACATTTTCAATACACTTTGATGAATTTCAAAAACAAACATGCTGAATTTTCGAGTGTTTCGTATAAAAATATTTTGGGAAATGCACGGAATAAAATGGAATCAATTGGCGTATTGGATGAAAAGGAAAAAAGAGATTTTGATGAAAGTATTGATAAATTGACTGAATTGGCTAAAACTTTTGAAGATTTAAAAGGAAAAGAGGCTGGTAAATACGAAAAAAATAATAAATTATTGATTGATAAAGCAAGTGAAAAAGATTGCACATTTGATTCGGCATGGCTAAAAACTGAATCACTTGAAAAACTAAAGGGTTGTGAAGGAAAAGAGGGAAAATATGGGAAAGATTGTTTAAAAAAATTAAGTATTTTAGATTTTAAACGGGGTGGTAAAGTTCCTATGTTTTTTTATAACGTATTGAAAGAAAAGGAAAAAATGGTATCAAAAGAAGTAATGAATGAATTAAAAAAATTGTTGTCAAACAAAAAAATTGGGAAATATCTTTTTGAGGCGGTAGATGGTAGTATTATGCCTTCTAAAATTGTAGCTTCAAGTCGAAAAAGTGGTAAAGTTGTTAGTAGATATTTTGATTATGATTTTGTTGGAATAAATAACAAGAAAAAAAGTGATAATGAAATTTATGTTATTTTAAAAGATAGAAAAACTGGTAAAAAAGTAAAGGCACATTGGAAAGTTGATATTGCACCTTCATTTTTTTCCGGTGAAAAAACAAATTCAAAAGAAGGATATGCTTATAGAGCATTTAAAATAGAGAATGAACCTTTTCAAATTGGAGAAACCATAAATAACTTTATTTAGGGGAGAAAATTAGATGAATTATATTGTAAAATTTGCTGAATTGGGGCGTGGAAATCACAAATATCCAGAAGGATATGATGTTAAAGTCCTTATTACAAATGAGGCAAAGACTGAATCAGATTTTCAGTTTTTATCAGAGTGTAGTGAGGATGTTAAAAAAATTATAAAAGATATGTTTAAGGGTCCAAAAATGTATGTTAGTAGAGCCGAAACCAATAATCCCGATTTTTGGGGAACAGAAGTGAAAAAAGTAAATCCGGGTGATAAAAACTATGTAATTTCGGCGGCTTATGGGCATGATATTTATTGGCCTATTGGAAAAATAGAAACTCTTAATGAGGAGACAGAATAATGGAAACTCCAAACAGACAGTATGACGAAATTCAAAGAAATATTGAAATTGCTTTGAAAAATTTGTTTAGAACAAATGATACCACGTCAACAGATATAAATACAATTCAAAAAAATATAAAAAAACACGTTTTAGAGGGCACAACTGAAAGTCTTCAAGTTGTTATTGATTATTTAAGTGATGCGTATAATATCCACGATTTAATTACAAATCATGGATATTCTGATACCGATTTGAAAAGATTGTGGGAATTAGTTTTAAAAAGAGCGAAAGAACTTAAAATTATTAAAGAATTGAGAATACCATTATCAATGGGAAACTTTTTAGATCATGTGGGATTAAAAAATTATTTGGGGTAAGAGAAAATGAATGAAAATTTAATGAGACCTGTGGGATTTGTTATTGATTTGAATAAAGCCGAGGAAAAAATTCCAAAAAGGCCAAGTGATGTTCCTCCAAATGCCGAATATGGCGGGGGTAAAATGCGTGGCGGTAAACCAGTTTCGTATCTTTGGAGATGGAAAGATAAAAGTGGGAATTGGCAATATAAATATAAAAAAGGATTTGGGCCTAATTCAAAAAAACGTAAAAAGAAAGTGGATAAAAGAACCGCCAAAAGGAAACGAAGAGAGAGACAAGAACGCATTGAAAAAATGTTAGAAAATGTCTTTGTTTATGAACCTCTTGTTTCTTTAAATGAAAAAAGAATCAGAGATATTTTTGCGGGCCAATTTAATCCAAAAGGTGAAGAAGTTCAACCAGTTCCACCCGATAAACTTAAATTTTTTCCGAAATTACACGGAGAACTTTCATCCGACAAAAAACAGTTTAAACCGGAAGAAAGTCGATATTTAAATCATCCCCGAAGATACTTGGAAATTGCCTTTAAACAATATGAAGACCTTTTTGGTAAGGATTTTTTGAAGGAATTGTTTAAAGATCGTGGATACATACAATTTGAAACAAATGAGGCTTTTTATGCACGGGAAAAGCCTAATGTTGCCGGTTATATGACACGTGTAAATTATGATGTTCATATTCCAGAGGGATCAATGAAGGAAATTGGAATCGGAACTGATCCCAATAAATTCAGGTCCCGTAAAACGTTTTCTCTTGAAGTTATATGGCATGAAATGGCGCATGTGGTTTATTTTAAATCAAAACAGGAAGAGTCGTTTTTTAGAAAAATGAAAGAACGTGGTTTATTTAAAGGTATAAACACGTTTGAGCAATTTGACAATGAATTTAAAAAGGCCGCTGTAAAAGATGGTGGTAGATATATTTCACCTTATGCTTCCACAATGCACGAAGAAGATTTTGCGGAAAGTTTTGCGGCTATGGTTTCTCATCCAGCACAAATGGCCGAAATTTGTCCAAATAGATATAGATTACTTCAAAGAGCATTTTTTCCAAAACTTCCAAAGGACCCAAACGATTATACTTCCGGTAGAGTTAAAGAAAAACAATGGTGGAATGTTTCATTGGACCCAATGGATGCTTTGAGGGATGCCATAGTTCCAGAACCATATTTAGAACATGGTATTATGCACGAAGCGGGTGATAAGTATTACAGATTGGAAGGAAAAAATGGGTTTTATGTTTATTTTAGAACAAATGAAAAATACACAAATAAACGTAACAAAATAGGCATAAAAGATATTTATGATAAATATGGAAGACCCATTTCAATGAAAGATGTGGCCTTAATGTTGGGTTATACCCCACGAAAATATTTTGGTTTTGGATCGGCACAAGCACTTAAAAAGACAAAAGAAGTAACACAATCTGAATTTTATGCTAAGTCAGGATGTTTTAATTGGGATAATTTTGAAGAAGATGGTGTGGATGAAAATGGAAATAGAATTTTCAAACGAAAAACTATTGGTGATTTGAACAATCCAAATGGGGAAATGATAATTAAAGTTAGTCCAGATGGAAAAATTGTTTATCCTTTATTATTTCAAAAAATGTTTGGAGAAGGATTTAGAGTTACAGATGTCAAATCACTTATTTTGAAACTTGCTGAAAATAAAGGAAAAACACTATATGCCGATACTGTTTCAGGTGATTATCTTGATGATAATGGAAATAAAGTTGAAACATTTCATAGAGTTATAAGTTTTAAATTTAATGGTGGGGAAAAATTTGAAATTGGTGGTGACTATTATAATAGATTGGCGTATGCACTTGGAATAACAAAAAGTTTGGATGATAAAATTGATAGTGATATTTTAAGAAAAATACTAAGTAGAGAAGATAAAATTCCACCAACAGTAGAAACAAAGCCAATTTCCTATTATAAATTAGAAGTTGGAAATCCTTGTTATTATCGGTCTGAAACGGATGGTAAATTGCATCCCGCACATATTGTAGATGTGAAAAAAACTTACAGTTTTACAGAAGGTAGGGATGTTTATACATATACAATTCGTCCAGAGGGGGATTCCCCAAAATTAGAAAGATTCACTTCCAAAGAAGTTAAAGATGTTGATATAGTTGCAAAGGCGACAGAAAAAATCTATGACCAATTTCCTTTTGACATTTTGATCTATAAAGATAATCGGTCAGGTTCTTTACGAATTAAAATGCCAAAAGATACTGAAATGACACAACTTACAGAAGCGGGTTTACAACAATCCTTAATTGGAATTTCAAAGCCGTTAGGAACAGATGAAAATCAAGATATGATTATTACAATGGATGGGGTCTTGAATTTAAACAAGGTTTTGGGTGGTTATGTTTGCACGGATGATGTAATGAAAGATTTACAAACAATGGAAGAAGCACTAACAACATCCAAAAAAGAAAAAACGGCTAAAGTGGGAAAAATTGATAAAGAAACAATTACACCTGCTAAATTACCTGGTATGCGATTAACTACAAAGTTAGAGGGTATGCCTATTAAATTGGGTGAACACCAAAAAGATGCCGTGAAATTCTGTATTGAAAACAATGGTCGGGCAATGTATTCTCATGAAATGGGAACAGGAAAGACACTTGAAGGAATTGTTACTCACTTAACTCTAAAACGGGAAGGTCTTGGAAAGAAAACATTATTTGTAGTCCCGGCGAATACACTTTCCAATTGGGAAGCTGAATTTGAAAATTTCACAGAAATTACTCCAACTATTATTGCAGGGCAATATAAAAAATATAGAGATGGCAGAAACATTAATAATGTAGATTGGAGCAAAACGAGTGAATGTGTAATTGTGGGACATGAATATTTTGCAAGACATAGAGATAAAATTTTGAGAAAAAATAGATTCCAAACTGTCATAGTTGATGAAGCACATAGATTTAAACAAGGGAATCTTGATCCAGCAAAACGGTCAAAATTAAATCAATCTTTAAGGGAAGCAAGTGAAGTTGTAGATAATTTAGTAATGATGTCAGGGACTTTCATTACTGATACCTTAAAAGATTTGCCAGAATATTTGAGATTAATTTCAAATGGGGTTGTGGATTTGGGAACAAAGGAAGAGTTTGTAAAAACTTATGTTGCACGTGACCCAATTACAGGTAAAATGACACAACCGAAGAATCTTGAAAAATTGGCGGCTATTGTTGGTAAATATGCTCATATTGTAACATCCGCCGATGTTAAGGGAAAAATTATGCCTTTTGCTAATGTTAAAAAAGCATTGGTTGAATGTATAAATGGTGAACAGGCCGCATATCAAGATTTATTATATAAAAAATTGGCTAAAAAATTAACACCCGAAGAACTTGAAAAATTAAAGCAAATTGCCGAAGGTAAAATTCCAGAGGAAGAAATTGATGCTAATTTGAAACGTAAAATTCAAAATTTACGAAATGTTGCAAATTGTCCTAATTTTATTAAAAATGAGGGAGATAAATTCTTAATAGAAAAAGTTGATATAATTGACAGAAAAGGAAATCCGAAGGGGCAAAAATCAATTCCTGTTAGATATCCAGAGAAATTGCCAGACGAATGGCCTGGTTCTGATTCGCCGGAAGATATTAAAATGTGGCATTTAATGATTGATTATTTACTTCCAGCAATGGGATATTCAAATGAAGAAATTGAAAAATTTAGGGAATATGGTAGAACAAAACATAAAATGCCCCCTGAAATTAAAGGTAAAAGATTGCCAGATCACTTAATTGGAAATAAAATTCCTAATCCCTTTTATAATCAAGAAGGAATTAGGAATGTTTATAGACGGGATCAGGGCGGACCATTTATGTGGAAATATGATACCTCATCGGGTGAATGGTTTGAACGTAAAATTGGAGTGGATTCTAAAGGAAAACCCGATTTATCAAAGATTACAAAACGTAAAGTTACTGATAGAAAAGAATTAAATCAAATTTATCAGTCAGTTATGTATGCCAATTCAAAGGCACAATATCTAAGAGACGAAATTATCCGGTCATTAAATAATCCAGAAACCTATGACGAAGAAATGGTGATTTTTGGAAATAGAATTGTTCCTTCAACCCAAAGTTGTGTGGCCGCATGTGAAACGGCGGGGTTGAGAAATGTTAAAGATGCCTTAAATGGTGAAGCAACTTCTCCTGTTGGAAAATATTATACAACTTATATTGGGCATGAACAAGGCCGAGATATAAATGAGAAATTGTTTAGAAAAGATAAAAATGGAAATCCTTTGATTTTGAAATTGATTGAGGAAAATAAGTTAAAAGATGATGAAAAAGAAATGTTGAAAAAAGATTATGGTATTGATGTGAAAAAAGGATTGACAGATAGACAAATTAAAATTTTGAAAAATGTCAAAGTTATGGTTGCCTCAGATGCGGCTAATGTTGGATTGAATTTTGGAAATGCGGCTAAATTGTATGAATACGATCAGATTTTCTCTCCAACTATGTCAAAACAAAGAATAGCAAGAATTACAAGAATGTTGAATGAAACAAATGATCCAAAAATTAAAGAACTTTGGGATAAGTTTAAGACAAGATATGAAAATGAAGTTAAAGCCTTGTATGGAATTGAAGGGGAAGATTTAGCACAAAAAGAGGTTAGTTCTGAAACTTCCTTTGATATTATTAATAAAATTCTTGCGTCAATGCCAAGTGAAGATGTTAAATTACTTGAAGAAATGGGAATGTTTAAAAATGTTGAACGTATATTGTATGCTAATCCAATTAAAGAAGAAATTTTTTCAAGATATTTAGGTGAAATAAATATTGGAGAAGCGTCTATTTTAGGGGCGGCACAATCTAAACAACGTGGTATAGAAAAGGCATTTTTGGCGTTTCAACATTTAAGAGATTATATAGATATTGGAAAAACAACACCAATTCCAAAACATGAATTAACAGATATTTTGGGAACATCCGGTGAAATTAAAAAATCATTGGGTAAATTGTATAAAATAGTGTGGGTTTAATTTTGGTAAAAAGTGTGTTATAATAAAACAAAAAATGAGGGAGGTATATGATGCCGAATCAAAATAAAGTGATTTTAGAGGGTTATGTATCAAATGAACCAGAAATGAAATTTTCAAATGAGGGAACGGAAATAATGAATTTTAGTTTGGCAACTAATAATCATTTCACAAAAAACGGTAAAGAGGTTTCAACCGTTGACTATCACAGGGTAGTAATGTTCTCAAAATTGGCAAAGAAATTTTATGGAAAAATTAAAAAAGGTGATAATTTACACTTAGAGGGACGGATTAAGTATTCGTCTTGGGAAGATTCAGATGGAAATACAAAATATTCTACAAATATAGTAGTTAATAGGTGTCACATTATCAAATCAGTAAAAAATGACGATGAGTTAAATGGAGATTATTAATGTCGGCACAACATTTTCTTTTTCATGATATAAAAGAATTTGAAAGGGCCGATAAAAAACGTTTGGCGAAAGTTAATAATCGGTTAGATAGATTATTATTTGAGGCAATTTATGACAAAGATGTTGATGTTGTTGTTGATTTGTCTAAAAATAAGTCTTTTTTATTAGAAAAGAGAAAATAATGTTTTCGATCAAAACCAAATAGCGCACCAATTATAATGTTGGTGCGTTTATTTTTTCAATTTTTTATGATATAATATATTCAAAATTTGATGGAGGGAAAAATGGGTCATATTCTTACGGCTAAAAAAGACAAAAATACAATCGTAATTGATGTTAATTTGTATGCACGTCCGGTTATTGATATTATTGTTAAAAATCCAGTCTTTAAATCTGCTAAAATTGACGGGAGCAAAATAAAATTCAAAATTGAAACGGGAGAAAAAAATGAAGGGTAAAATTTCTGAATTTATTGATGCCTTTAAAAACTTTTTATTAGAAAAGAATAAAAAATATGGAAATTCTGTTCTTGAACCAATTAGAATTTTTTCAAAACATATAGGGGAAAAAGATACTGTAACCGATTTAATATTAATCAGACTTGATGATAAATTATCCAGAATAAACAATTCAACTGAATTATCAAATAACAAAAATGATATTGTGGACATTATGGGCTATTTAGTGTTTTTGGGAATTAAATATGAAATAAACTTTTCGGATTACTTGGAGTAAAATATGAAAGTAAAATTATTAAAAAGCACAAATTTAAGTTTGGCGGCTTTTGCTGGGCGTTTATGCTGGGATAGTATGGATAAATTCGATAGTGAGGGTGGTAAAATTGGAGAAAATGATTTTGATTTTTTGAATAAATTATTGAATATTCATCATCATGAAAGCGTTTTTGAACATATTGTATTTACTTTTTATATAGAAGGTATAAGTAGGGCCGTTTTGCAGGAATTAGCAAGACACAGAATTGCATCCTATTCAGTAGAATCAACAAGACATACATTAAAAAAATTCTTAAATAATCCCAAATTATTAAAAGAAACTCATAATTTAAGAAATAAACGATTAAATTATTTAAAAGATTTGTTTGATGATGTTCTTGTTTTTACCAATAATAATTATGTAGATTGGATGATTTGTCAGAGTTTTATTAATGTGATTGAATGTTATTTACTTGATAAAAATATAAAAAATGATGTATTAAAATATTTACTTCCAGAGGCATATAAGACTAAATTAGTTATGACAATAAATTTGAGAAGTTTGTTGAATTTTTTAAGATTGAGAAAAAGCAAAGCGGCATTGTGGGAAATTAGGGAATTGGCAAATAAAATAGAGGGGATTTTGCCGGATTCTGTAAAAAATCTTATAGGGGGCTGATAGTGACTTTTGCAATTGCAATTTCTAAAGACGATGAAGATAGGTGGTTGCAGTTAGCGGATATCGGATCGTTTGAAGAGGAAACATTAGCACCTGAGTATTTTTATTTTAGAATTGAGGATGCGGATGATTTAGCAAGTGCGGTGAGAATAGCAAAAATTTTAAGAGCAAGAAAATTAGCATTTAATGGATAGGAGAATTTAATGAGTAAAAAATATGATTTAAAATATAAATCATCATTTCAGGATATTGAGTTTCAATCAACGGATATTGGTATAGATGTTAGAAGTAAATATGAGGTGACACTTTATCCCAAGTCAGTTAAAACAATAAACACCGATTTACAGTTAGCAATACCGGAAGGGTTTTGGATTAAAATTGATGGAAGAAGCGGGTTAGCGTCAAAACATGGTATTTTTCCTATTGCGGGTGATGTTGATGAGGATTACACGGGGGAAGTTAAAGTTATTTTGGCGAATCTTGGAGACGAAAAATATGTTATTCAAAAGGGAGAAAAGATTGCACAATTGATTATTTGTAAAAATTATAATAGCGAATTTGAAATAAAAGAAGTTAAAAATGAAAAAGAATGGGAAAAAATTGAATTAAAAAAGTTGGAAAATAGAGGAAATAAAGGATTGGGTTCTACTGGGAAATTTTGAGGGGTCAGCTAATGGTAGGCTACAAGACTTTGAATCTTGTCATGGAGGTTCGATCCCTCCCCCCTCAGCCAAAATAATTTGGAGGTAAAAGGTTGATGATTGAAGTTTTTTTACCAAAAAAACATTTTAAAGTTTTTTCTGATACGTTAGATAAAGCCCTTTTTATTTTTTCAGGAAATTTTATGAAAGGACTTGATTTAGTTGATATTCTCGATGAAAATCAAGGAAGAGAATTTGAATCGGTATTTTTTAGAGAAATAAATTTGATAAGATTGGATTATGATTATTTTAATTTACTTTTTTCATTGGCCGAATCATGCAAAGAAAAGTGCCAACATGGTCATTTTGTGGTTAATGAAAACGAATTTGTTTTTTTGAAAAATATGTGTGAATATTTTTCACGGTTGTATATGGGGCAAATATCTCATTTTTTTGAATATTTTTTAAGAATAAAGTTAAATGAGTTTGAAGCCGGTTTGTTGGGGTGTATTTTATTTCCCAAACGGGAACAGTATATGGTAAGTGCCGGGATTCCTTTTGTAAAAGGATCGAGGCATAGATATTTGTGGGATATTTATCAACATTTTAGATTTTTTGGGGCATGGATGAATGAAAATAATACCCCAAAAACCAGAAAATTCCCAGAACAAATATCTGTTTGTTATGATTTTCCATTGAATTTTATTCCAGAAAGCAAAAATATAAAAATTATATCTCATTAATGGGTATGGCAAATCAAATAAAAGAATTGATTTTTTTGAGTTTTTATGTATGTGTGGTTGTTGCCATTTTTATAGATGTTTTGTGTAAAATTTTTAGAAGGGAATAAAAAATGCCTATTTATGAATATGTTTGTAAGAATTGTGGTTATAAAATTGAAGTGATAGAACCAAAATATAAAAAACATTATAAATGTCCTAAATGTGGGGGCATTATGGATAAAATAATTTCAGAATGTAGTTTTAGATTATATGGAGATGGGTGGTATAAACCAAGTAAAAAAGGGGGGGTCGAAATTGATGCGGAAAAAAGTATGGTAACATCTTGATATTATTATTGATTCGTGATTTGCAAATTGCGAATTATTTAAATGATTATTTTAGATTGTCATGATAAGTAAAATCCCGATAAAAGGGATTATTTTTTTTATATTATTTTGAAAAACATAAATACATTTAGGAGTTTGTAAATGCCAGCTTTCATTAAAACAAAAAAGGATGAGGAAATATGGGCAAAAGCTAAAAAAGCGGTTGATAAATCAAAATATCCAGAGGATGTTTATTGGAAGATTGTAACAACTGTTTTTAAGAAAATGAAAGCGGGTAAAAATAAGAAGGATACAGAAAAATCAATTAAGTATGTGATTAAAGAGGCATTGAGCAAATCTCAGGAAAGGGAAATCAGTAGGGAAATGTATTATGTTATTTTAGCAAAAAAATATGAGGTGAAATAAAAATTGGCGGATAATTTTTATTGTTATGTTGATTCAAAAGGTTATAGATTTTGCACAGATAAGGAAATTGATTTTATCGTTCCAGTCACAAATGAGATTGATACACTTGAAAAATCCATAAATAATGATACCCAAAGATTTATTTCGGGATATGCGTCTGTCCAGAAAAAAGATTTGGATGGGGAAACCATTTTAACAAAAGGTCTTGATATTTCATATTTGTTAAAATTTGGGGTTTTAAATTGGGATCATAAAAAAGAGCCTGATGACATTATTGGTCTTCCTTCCGAAGGAACAAAAATAGATAGAAAAGGATTTTATTTAGTTGGAAACCTATTTAAAGGTCCTAATTTTAAACGGGCCGAATGGGTTTGGGATTTTTTACAATTCTTAAAAAAAGCCGATTTAACAAAAGAACACGTAAGAAATTTAGGAATGTCGGTAGAGGGAAAGTATGTGTCCAGAAATCCTTCCAACAGTAATATAGTTGAATCTGCCATAGTTAGAAATGTAGCAATTACTCACAAACCAGTTTTACAAGAAACTTTTAAGACTTTTAGTGCCTTTGAAAAATCATTAGAAGCAATTATGGGTAAATCACTTCCAGAAAATGAATCGGTTGTTTTAGATTCAGAGGATTATGATGCTGTTTTATCAGTTTTTGAAAGTATTAATTTATTGAATAGTGAAACTTATACAAATTTCAAAAATAACGTAAAATGTTCCAAGTCATTAAGTGCGGGTTATGCCAAAGAAATAGGAATGACGGGGGGAAGCGCAATTAGGGAAGAGTCATTAGACAAAGATGAAAAAATTTTAACTTATGTGAGAAAAAACTATAAACGAGGGTATGATATTTTAAAAGCACGTGGTTTTTCAGATGATGAAATACGTGATATGTTAAAAAATGCGCTTATTGCCGGGTTTTAAATATGAGTAAAGTTGGGATAATGGTAAATCATAATGATTTACAACGCATGGAAATATTAAAAATAAATCAAAAATATGAAAAAAAGTATGCAAAAATTCTAACAGAAGTGTTTGATGAAATGGGGGAAAATTTAATTGATTTTGCGAAAAAACATGGTGTAAAGAACCTAAAAAATTACACTTTCGATAAAGAACGGGAAAAAACATTTAAAAAAGCAAGTCCAATTTATAATGCCGTAATTGATGCTCAGTATAAATTAGTTCGGAAACAGTTGGGAATTGCAGAAAAAAGTATTACTGATTTTTTCCTAAAGAAAAAGATAAAAGGTGTGGGGGAAATACTTGATAAGAAAAAATCTTTTGTGGGCAAATTTTTTGATACCATTAAAAAACAATTTAAGAACAAGATTGAAAAGTTTGGAATAGACCCTGAAAATGTGGAAAAATTTATAAAAGATTTTATAAAAAGAACAAAAAAAAGAATCAAAATTATTGCTACAACCGAATTAATGAGAGTTACGAATTTTGTTAGACATTTAGTGGCAAAAAGTCAAGGTGTTACTGTAAAACAGTGGTGGACAAAATTAGACAATAGAGTTCGTAAATGGCACCAAGAGGTTCACGGGAAAATAATTCCAATTGATGATAAATGGTGGGTGGATGGGGAATGGTTGAAATATCCTGGGGACCCGGAGGGGAGTCCACGAAATGTCATAAATTGTAGGTGTGTAGAATTATATCCGAAAGGTAAGAAAGTAATTTAACTGAAATTTTTTATTATATTATTTAGCAAACCTAAAGAGGAAATTTAGTTTATATTATTATTTGGAAATGCTGTAAAACAAAAAGGAGATTATAAAGATGAAAGTAATTTTGAATAAGTCAGAAATTGATGATTATATTGATGAAATTGACGAAAAAGAACTTGATAAAGTCAAGGTTACATTGAGCAAATCTGAACTTGATGAATTTGTTTATGATGAAGATGTCGATTTTATTAAATCATTAGAGGATGAAATCGAAAAGGCTAAAAAGGCCAAAAAAGATGAGGATGAAGAAGAGGAAAAGGCCGAAGAAGGTGAGGAAGATGAGGACGAAGAAGATGAGGAAGAGGAAAAAGATGAGGATGAAGATGAGGAAGAGGAAAAAGCAAAGAAATCGTTGGTAGAAGACGAAGAACTTGAAGTTGTTTATGAAGTTTCGGATTTTCTAAAATCATTAGTTGAAAAAGTCTCAGAAAGACTTGATAAAATTAATGATCGTATTGATAAATTTGAAAAATCATTGGCGGAAACAGAAGAAAAGATTGAAAAATCACTTGTTATTACTGCCAAAGAATTGAAAAAGTCAATTGAGGATACAATTGCCTTAACAAGCGAAATGGAAAAATCCGAAAAAATTGGCGAAAAATTGAATGAAACTTTGAATGAATTTGAGGAAAAAGTTTCAGAGGAAATTGACGAAATTAAAAAGTCAATTAAAGAGTTAGAGTCCCAACCCGTGAATAAAAATGCTCCCGTAACTTATGTTGAAAGTCCATTAGGCAAATCTGAAACCGAAAAGGTGATGAATAAATCACAGATTTTGCAAATTTTAGAGCAAGAATTTTTTAAAGCGGAAGGGACAATAGATTCAAATGATATTTTATTGTTTGAATCAAATGGTGTTATTACACCGAAAATAAAAGCCATTATCGAGCGAAGTCGATAAAAAACAGAAAAAGGAGAATTTAGAAAATGGTTGGTATTGCTGATTATGCTAATATGCCGCAGGTTCTTGGGGGATTTGGAATTTCTTCACAAGACGAAGTTGGCGAATTAACCAAAGCGTTGAACGCTGGTTATGACAAACAAATTGGTATGACGGGAGGTTCAGCACTTAGAGTTGAATCACTTGAAACGTCATTAAAGGTTTTAACCTTTCAAGAAAAACATTTTACTTTTTGGAAAAAAGTTCCAAAAACACCTGCCTATTCAACAGTCGAAGAATACAATATTTTGACAGAATACGGTAGTGAAGCCGGAGCGTTTACAACAGAAGGTCAACTGCCAGAGACAGAGGATTCAAGTTATAAACGTATGGCAGGTTTCATTAAATTCTTGGGAACAACACGTCAAGTTACTCATCCTATGAGTTTAGCACGGGTGGCACATGGCGATGTTATTGCCCTTGAAAACAGAAACGGGATTTTGTGGATCATGAGAGCCTTGGAAAGGGCACTTTTTCACGGAAATTCAAAACTTGGAGTGGGCGGATCAGAATACGTCGAATTTGATGGAATTGATAATCAAATTGATAGTTCAAATATCGTAGATGCTGGAGGAGCCGCTTTAACAGAAGAAATGATTAATGAAGCGTCTGAATTGGTTCTTCAAAACTATGGAGTTCCAACAGATATTTTTATGGGATTCAAACCATATAAAGAAATCGTTGATTTATATTTCCCACGTCAACGTGTAGTTTTGCCAGGTCAAGAAGGAATGGCCGCCGGTGTTAATCTGAACGTTATTAACACAATTGGTGGACGGGTTAATATTAACACAGACGTGTTTTTACGTCCTGGGGAAACACCACCAACAAGCGCAACTTCTACAAAGGCACCCGCCGCACCTGCTTCTATTGCAGTTGGAACCGGGGCCGGAACAGATGGAAAATGGGTAGAGGGAACAGGAAGTTACGAAATTACAGCAACAGCGTGTAACCAATATGGTGAATCAACACCATGCGCTTCTGCTACAATTACGGTATCTTCGGCAACAGATCACTATCCAATTACAATTACAAATGCGGCTTCTTATCCAAACGGTGAAAAACCTTCTTATTACAAAATTTATCTATCTGAAAAGGGTGGATCAACAATGTATTTTGTGAAGAAAGTGGCCGCCGCAAATGACGCCGCAAGTGCTACCACAACATACAACGAAATTGGTGATATCGTTGCCAATAGTTCAACAGTGTATATTGGGGAAATGACACCACAGGTTATTTCTTTCAAACAATTCGCACCGTTGTTAAAGATGGATTTGGCTACAATTGCACCTGCCTATCGTTGGATGATTTTACTTTACGGGGCACTGTTCTTGTATGCACCAAAGAAATGGGCAAAAATTGTCAATATAAAATAAAATTAAATTGATTGGGGGGGTTTAATTCCCCCCCTTAAATCTAATGGGGGATTAACATGAAAGTTGCATTGGATTTGGAAAAATATAAAACGGGATTGAAGAAGACTTTTGATTTTACAAGTAAAAAAGGAAAACAAAAAAGTCTTGATGTAAATGTTAAAGATGGGGTGGCAATTGTGGATATGGATAAAGAAGATTTTGAATTTTTAAAAAAACCATTGGGTTTTTTGACTGAATTTGTTGAAAGAAAAAAGGGCAAAAAGGAAAAAGAACCTAAAGATGATATGAAAAAGGTTGAAAAAGAAGATTTTAATATGAAAAAGGTTGTTAAAGAAGTGAATGATACTTCAAAAAAAGACAAAACCAAAAATTCATATAAATCTTCGGGGGCAAATTTGAAATAAATTTGCTTTAAAATAGTTTTTTCCTGAATGGCACTATAAAAAGTGCCATTTTTTTATTTTAATGGTTGACTTTTTTATTTTTTTGTGGTATAACTATAACAAATAATGGGGAGGGAAATATGGATAATAAAATGACTTTGAAAAAGAAGTTGGAACAATTGGAAAAGGTGTTAGAAAAAATGGGTATAGAAATAGGTTCTTCTATTAATGGTCAATTATATTTTGAAGTTGATGGAAGCACTTATTATATTTTTTCAAAAGAGACCGAAGAGGTGGGAACATCTATACCAAGACTTTTTTCGGATCAAATATTTGTAGAGGAGGAACAGATAAAATGAGATCAGCAATACTTTTTAGTGTGATTTGTTTGGCAACGTCAATTGAAAGAGTGGCGGAAGCTATTAGTGGAAAAACACTTCCACCACTTGAACCCGAAACGATCCCAATTATTGCTTTAGTTATGATTTTATTTATTACATTTGATATGTGTGAAATAATCGGGAAATGAAATGAGATATATCTTTTTGGGGGTATTATAAGGATATTATAAATTTTTCGGGGTAAGTAATATGACTTTGAGAGAATTTTTCGATGAATATGGAGAAAGGGATGTTTACTTTGATAATTATTACAAATATGTGTTTACTTATACTGATAAACGCAAAAATATTATTATCAAAGTGGGGGGAATGGATATTTATAAAAATTCTTATTCCAGAAAAGAAAAAATTAGTGGGTTTATGTATGATGATATAATTTCAATAACTGTTAATGGGGAAGATGTTGAATTAGAGGATTGAAAATTGATTGAATATAATTTTAATGATATTATCGAGGTTGAATTGACGGAACATGGGTTTAAAGTATTGGCAGATTATTATAATAAATTATATCATTATTCACCCGAAGTTTTTGAAAAAATGACAATAGAAAAAGCTAAAAAATGGTATAGGAATGAAGATGGAAAATCAAAATTTTTTGTGTGGTGGTTTATGAAAGTGTTTGGAAATTATTTTGGGGCGGGAATGGAACAGGTTTGCAAAATGAATTTTAAAATTATTCCGCTGTAATTCAATTGGTAGAATGGGTGACTGTTAATCACCAGGTTGTAGGTTCGAGCCCTGCCAGCGGAGCCAATTTGGAGTAAATTATGATTGTTTATTTGGTTAAGCCAGAAGGTTTTAATTCGGTTGTAGAAAATAAAGTTGAAAATATTATAGAATTTTTAAAAAATTCAGAGCAAGGAGATGTTTGGCGAATTGAAGTATTAGAAATGAGTGTGGAAGAGTATAACAATTTACCTGAATTTGAGGGGTTTTAGGGGGAAATAAAATGGAATTTAAGGCCAATTTTAATGATATTATTGAGGTTGAATTGACTGAATATGGGTTTGAAGTTTTAACTGATTATTATAATTCATTTCACAAAATAAATCCAACTGTTTTTAAAAAAGTTACAGTTGATGAAATAAAAGCACGGTATAGATCAGTATATGGGAAAACGAAATTTAGGGTCTGGGAATTTATGGAAATTTTCGGCAAAGAGTTGTATTTAGGAAATAAAATGGTTTGTGATTTGGATTTTAAAATAATTATATAGGTGACAAAATGAATGATTCTTTGGGTGATAGAATGAAAAAATATGAGAATATTTATCGAAATTATCTCATTCCCAAAATTCCAGTAATTATTAGACTTGATGGAAAGGCATTTCACACTTTAACACGCAAATATTGTAAAAGTGTTTTTGATGAAGTATTTTATAATTCTATGTTGAATGGAGTTATGATGGTCAAAAACACTATTTCACAGGGGTTTCAAGTGGCCTATTTTCAATCGGATGAAGTGTCTATTTTGTTAAGTGATTTGAATAAACATGAAACACAGGGATGGTTTGATTATAATATTCAAAAAATGGTTTCTATTGCGGCAAGTGCAATGTCTTTGGGATTTTCAAATTATTTTGGACATAATGGCATTTTTGATGGGCGGGCATTTAATATTCCAATTGATGATGTTCCCAATTATTTTTTATGGCGTGTTCAAGATTGCAAAAGAAATTCTATTCAGTCATTTTCCAGAATGTTTTTTTCTCATAGAGAATTAATGAATAAAAATCAGAATGATATGCACGATATGTTACATAAAATTGGTAAAAATTGGGCAACCGATGTTCCACCAAAATATAAAAATGGAACATTTTATTTTGATGATGAACATATTTTCTATGATTTATTTCCGAATAGGAATTATTGGGCAATAAAAGATATGTTTGAATCATATACAAGTTTATATAATAAACCAGTTGATTAAATCAAAATGATTAAAAAAATAATTATATGGATTAAAAGAAAGATTGTGTGGTTTTGTGATTTTTCTGTTTTAGTAATGAAAGACAGTCCATGTTTATACGATCAAGCTATGATAAGACAATTTAAAAAAATATCAAAAAAATTAAGTCAAAGAGGTTGACTTTTTATTATTTCTATGATAACATAGAGAAAAATAACAAAGGTGGAAAAAATGGATCGAATTTGTAAAACTTGTCGATTTTGGAAAGATAGGAAGAATGGATTTGGGGATTGTATTAAGGTTATATTTTATTATTCCAAAGAAAAACTGGAAAATAATGAGGAAAATGGAGGTGCGTATGTAGAATTTGATGTGGCGGATGATTCGGGTTTGTGGATTAATTTTGTAACCAATGAAAACTTTGGATGTGTTAATTGGGGGGAAAAATAAAATGAATAAAGATTTGATTTTACTTTTAGTTGGAACGTTTTTGTCGGCATATTTTGTTATTTTAACAATTGCAAAAATTATTTATATACATAATTTGGATGAATTTCATCTTAGTTTGGTATCGGGATCAATAACACTGTTAGTATATGGTATTATTAAGTATTTTGGTTAGGGAGAAATTATGAATACTACGGAAAAAGAAATAATGAGAAAATATAGTTTAAATGAATTGTGTCAAATGGTGGAAGAATTTGATAATTTTAGTGATGCTAAAATTAGAACATTATCTCAAAAAATATTTGGAAAGGATAATTTCATAAATTTAATGGGTTGTATGATATTATTGGCGGAAGAACTAAAGGATCGTATAAAAGAATTGGGAGGTATTAAATGAACATTCAGATTGCAAGATTTATTGGGGAAGAGGAACCAGAATACGTTGATTTGAAAGAAATTTTACACATGATTGACGATATAAAAGTCTTGTCATTGACCGGTGTTATTCCAGAAGGAGCATTGATTGTAGAATATGCCAAAGATTTTTATAAAAAAAAGGATGTTAGTGTTGTGGAAATGACCATGTTGTGTGTTCATTTTGCTGATATTTTGGCTAAAGCGGTGGAACCAATGATAAATATTCTTGAAATCAATGAAATTATAAAGGTGGAAAAATGAAATTATTGATTTTAAGGGGTCTTCCCGCAAGCGGAAAATCTACATGGGCACGTGAGTTTGTTGAAAAAAATCCCGATTGGATTCGTATAAATCGGGATGATTTAAGAAATATGAGAGGCAGATATTGGTTACCCAAACAAGAAAAATTGATTACACAATTTGAAAATTCTCTTATTGTGGATGCGTTGGAAAATGGATATAATGTTATTTTGGATGCCACAAATTTAAATGATGACAGGAATAAACATAGATTAATAGTGTTAGAAAGGATGTATAATAATCGTTTTAAGTTAAGAAATACCGTGATTGAACCTGAAAAAATGAAAACATGGGAAAAGGACGTTAAAG